TTCCCATGTCCAACTCTGGCCTAGTTTGCCGGTGCGCACGTAGGGGACTTTGATAATGCCTTGCGCCAGTGCCCAGAAGAAATACCGCCGTTGCTTTGGCGTGCGCAGCATCTTCGGATACGGGCGCATCGGTGGTCCAGGATAGTCTTCCATAAAGCTCACCAGTTCCAAGAGACTGGCTTCCATCGGCGGCTTTAGCACCTCGACGGCCGTCAGATGGTCAAGCTTGCGGAAGAGTTCACCAAGGCCATCGACCTTGATGGCGATGTCAATTGGCATTCGACACTATCACCTTTGGTTTCAGTCGACATCTACATCGCGGATGCGCAGCCGGCGTTGTGAACGTGCGCTTGTAGCGCTTCTTTAGCTCATCCGGCAGGATGTCCCAGAAACGATCATCCAAGCCGACCATCTTGCCGTCCAGTTCGCCACAGATGGCACAGACGATTTCGTCCCTAACGGTCTTCCAGATCATGCCTTCGACTACGCCACTCTCCTTGTATCCGGTTACGGCGCCCCGCGCCGAGGCGAAAGTCGTTTCCGTTTGAGCAATGACTAACGCTCTGGTAGGTCCGAACGTAGGTTCTAACTCCCGGCGCAAAACACTAATTGGCTCACCGTTCTCGTACCATCGTGCGACTGACTGACGAACACTTTCTTTTGTGGTCTGGTCAACCTGGCGAATGAGTTCGCCGGCGTATTGTTGCGCCCAGTCACGCGCTCGCGTGTTGACCATTGTGTAGTCGAACGACATACCAGCTTGCCCCAGTTGGTCAAGCGCGATATTTACGCCCAAATCAACGCCATCCATGACGGTGCGTGCGATTGCGTCCTGAGTACGCTGCGGCAGCAGATGAGCGTTGATGTAGGCCATCAGCTCGTCAAAGCTCATGGTGTCCGCATTTGGCGGCAGCAACTCACGCCATTGTCGGCGTAACGCACGGCGTATGGCTTCCGCACTCCGCTGCTCAACCGCTACGCGTAACGTCTCTTCTGCATCATCATCATCCGGCATCGTTTGGAGTACAAGCGCTTTGGCCTCCAGCCAGTTCTTACGGGTAATTTTCGCCGGTTTCCAGGTAAAAAAACCGTGCGCCGTGGCTGCCCCCTTCTGCGCCTCGTCGTCCACCATTTCGTCGGGCATATCTTCGACGTCGGGTGGCTCGTTCGTCGGCTCGTCGTGTATCGGCGGTGGTGGCGCCTGCACCGGTGGCAGAGGCGGTTCCGGTACAGTGACTTCGAGGCCAACCATGGGCGCCGCCTGGTCGATGGGGATGCCCGCCTGAGTCGCCTTGATGAGCGTATCCAGCTTGGCGTTGAGCGTGCGCAGCAACTGACCCTGCGCATCGTCGATGGGCGGCAGACCAATGTCGGCGCGTGCCTCGTTGACGGTCACCACGCCCGATTCGATGTGATAACCGAGGATGTCCTTGTTGGCGGCTGGCTCCTGCGCTGTGCTGTCCTGCGTAGGCGTGGGCGCCGGCGCCTCACCCCGCGCATAATCGCCATTATCAATGGGACCAACGCCCAGCTGCAGTTGGGTGTCCAACTGGTTAAATGGCACGCCCATGGCAAACAACTTCGATGCCATATCGACCTTCGGCGCCTTGTCCTCTTGCAGCACGCCGACGCTGCTCAGATCCGTGACAACTCGCTGACCAGGGACAAGCATCGGACGCTTCGTGGTGAAGAAATGAGTAAGCACCATGTCGCGGTGTTCGATAAGTGGGCGGAGCGTCATCGTCCAGAAGTAGCGCAGGGCGAAGTCCATATTCTCATAGGTGTCCTTACCCCAACCCATGAGTTCGTCAGGCACGCCGTACATGGCTCCTACTTCGTCGCGGGCGAACTCACGCTGCTGCACCCATTCCATATCCCTTGGCGGAAACGAGAATGTCTTGATGTCGGTAGCGCCGCTTTCCAGCACGGGCGGGCGCGTCCAGTTGTCCATGCCGCCATGCTGGTACATAAAGTCCTGCTCGATCTGGTCCCGCTCGGTGCGGGTCAGCCCCTGCTGCGCAATGATGGCGAACTCTGGCCGTGCGCCCTTCTGGAAGAACCGTTTCGCCCACGTCTGTGCGTAGATGTCGATCATAATCGACTCACGCACAGCGCTGGCCGGCGAAATGCCACGCCACACGTTGAGCGGATTGTCGAATTTGTCGAAGATCATGTTGGTCACCGGCACGGCCAGCGGCTTGGCGGCCGGCAGCGTGGCGTCTGGCATCACCAGATATTCGGCAACGGTCGGATAGTTGGCGCGCTCCGGGTTCGTGTCTGGCCGCACGAAGACCAAATCCGGGCGGCGTGGCCACAGCCACAACGGGCGCCCTGCGCGATCGTCAACAATTTCAAGTGGGCTCTCACCGCTCAACAGCATAGCAACCACGTAGTTGTCCCAGATGTTCGCCGGCGGCGCCGTGTCGTTGCCACGCGCTAGCAACTGGCTGACTGGATGGTTGTGCAATGGCTGAGAGCCCTCATCTACCACCCGCACCGGCAGCGGCGCTATATTCTGCGCCGTCAACCGGATCGCCTTGCGCACCCAGACGTATGAGCGATAGGTGCTTGCATAGTCGACAAAGCTGTCGGCAATTTCTGCCGCTTGTGCGCCGGCGTAGCTCGACGTCAGGTGCTGCCGTTCGGCCAGTTCCGGTTTATAGTCGCTGGCCGCCTTGGGCTTTGGCGCCCGCCAGGCGTCACGTTGCTTGCGAATCGCCGTTACGATGCTCATTGACAACCCCCTGCCCTGCTCGATAACCTGCTACGACGGACGCCGCAACCCATAGAATGCACGCCCAAACGAACCCAACCACCCAACCCATTGCCCAGAATGGCAGGCTGACCAACAACAACAATGCTTCGACCAACCATTCCCTCATCCTCTACCCATCCGCATAAATATGTACGTTTCCAGGGCATTGCACGCATGGTCGTTGCCGTCCACAGGCATCACATCATGACCGTGCTTGCCCTCTGGATACTTATAGCCGGCGCTGATTTCGTCAATCAGGTTCTTGCAGCGCCGGTGAATCTTGATCGTGCGATGTCCCTGGCCGTCGCAGAAATATGATCTGGTCAGACGGATAGCGGCAGCACGCTTGCTCTTCTCCCCGGCCACAGCGGATTTCGCTGCCAACCAGTTGCGTGCCGGGATGTCGGCACGCCGGAACCGCTCACGCAGCGCCGGCGCTTCGTGGCTCACGACCGCCATCTCTGGCTTAGGCCACTCCCGGTCTTCGCACCGCTCAACCACATCTCGCACCGTCACCTCTTCCAGCGTCTTGTACTGGTAGAGCTCATCAAAGACGAGTAGACCGCCATCCGGCTGCCGCTGCATGAAGAGCGTGGCCCGCGGGTCAGGCGAATAGCCATCGTCTACCGCCAACTCAATCGGGCGTTCCGGGTCAGGTTCCGTGTCGACCAGGTTCTCAGCTGAGAACGTTTCGTAGACCAGGCCCTCGACTGCGGCATACCAGTCGCCATAGCGCCACGCCTGGCGCAATGCACCCGGCAGCGTGTCGAGCATCTGCCAATAGCTTGACGGCAAATGCGGGTTGTCGTCCGGCAGCGCTGGGACGAAGGCGAACTGGTCTTCCATGCCGGAAAGTTCTTCTGGCAGTCGCTTCTCAACGAAGTAGCTGCGCACCCAGTTTGCTTCCGGGTTGGTTGCGGCAACGAACCGCACATCTTCAAAGCCAGGCCAGCGCAACGAGGCCCGCAGGATGTGAAACGCCCGCTCCGAGTTCTTGGTGATTTCATCGACGGCGATAAGGCCGAACTCGGCAGACTGGTATTTGCTGGGGTCGTCGAGATTGCGGAATGCAATGACGCCGTTTCCCCACTTCGCAGCAAGCCGGTATTCGTTGCGGCCGGCAGTGTACTCACCCAGCTCGGGCGGGAATTCGGTCTGCACCTTGCTGATCTGCCGCTCGTAGAGGCTGGGATAGTCCTCACAGGCAAGCATAAGGCGCATGTTGCGGAAGCCGAGTGCAGCTGACCGTAGCAGGAAGCGCAGCGCATACCACCTGAGCCAATACGACTTTCCTGGCCCGCGTGCCCCGCCAAAGAGCATATACCGGTGGCTGTCGGCAGCCATCGTTGCAAGCCATTGCTTATCGGTGAAGTGACACAGGTCGCTGAATCGTACATCGGTCATTTGTCAAGAATGATGCGCAGGTCCGTGCCGCCCGGGCCGGTCACCTCCTGCGAACTCTTTGGCTTGTATACGCCTGCAATCTCGAGCAGGAGTTTGCGGTCCTGGAAGCCCTTCTCGGCGTCATTCAGTGCGCAGTTAATCGACGCCAACAACAGGTCAGATACATGCTGGTCGACGAGGCGCACCCGAAGCGATGCAATGGTCTGCTCGAGGTTTGGGTCCTTAATCCGCCAGTGCCGGATCGTCGCCGTGTTGCGCAGCCCCATGAAGGCCGCCAACTCTTCGAGCGTAGTTGGCCACCGCATCGTAGACGGAGCGCAGCGCCATGCCACATACAAGCACTTGCGCCAGTCCCAGCGCTCTTTCACTGGCTTACCGCCCTGCTCTTCCATCAGGTCAAGGTAAAGCGCCATCCAGACAGGCTTCGCCTCGATGCGTTCGGCAATCCAGCGGTCTAGGTCAGACTTTGCCGCCACGCTTTCAGCCTGCCCCGGAGTGTTGGCCGGTGCGGTAAAACCGTGAAAATCGTGTGTTTCATTTACTGAATCGGGCGGCAGCCCTGCTTTGTCCGTCATTCCAATAGTTTATGCCTACACGAAAATAGTTCCGATGATAAGTAGGGTTATCTTCGGAACTATACCGAGAGGTGGTGAAATCATTTCACCACCTCGATACCTAGTGCCTCCAGCGCATCGAGCACCCGAGGCGAATCCGTCGGTATCACAAACGCCGTCTTGCCCGCCTGAACCCTGGCGATCGCCTCGTCCCCACCAAGCGGCTTGCTGTGCTGGAGAAAACAATGCACAGCGTGCCATTTGCCGTTGGGCTGTCGGTGGATGCGCACCGCTGCGACGCCTGGTTCCATGCCTGATAATTTCTCCGTTGTTGCTCCAAGGATGACGGTATGTCGAACAAGGGCCGATTATTGCCCTAAAGCGCCTCGATTACCGGCTTCAGGATTTCCGCCGCCGCCGAATGACCCGCGTCAGTAAAGTGCAAGCCGTCGCTAAAATAGGTGCGATTGTCGGGATTGGTAAACCTTGCGTCAGCATCCCAATCGACCAACGCCGATGCGAAGGTCTGCCAGTTGGCGCGCATACTAGCGTTTACGGCTTGCCGGTCAGTTTCGTAGCCGCTTTTCTCCCCGCCGCTGTTGCGTATCGGTATGGTTCCTGCAACAACTGTCCATCCCGCCGCCTGTCGTGCCTGGTAGTAGGTGACTAGGCTGTTATAGGCGGTTGTAGCGTCAACGGTTTGCAGATGGTTCGTGCCTTCCCAACCATACAAAATGTTTTTCGCATACGCGGCGTTATAGAGCTTATCGACTTGCGCCGCCGCCTCGGTAATCATCGTGGCTGTGGTCTTACCGCTTAATGTCCATTCGTGCATCTTCCAGTTGTTAGGGAGCGCGTTGGCGAGTTTCCACGGGTAGCCATTCAGGTAAGACGAATAAGCACCGGCTGAAATGCTGTTACCGTGAATCACTAGATTCTTAGTCGGTGCGGTTGTAGCAACCCGATAGCGGGACGCTAGGTAACTGCGGATGCGCGCCAACTCGCTACTATCAAGCACGCGGCTAAATACAATGATTTCCGCAAGCGCCCCAACCCATTTGTAGGACTGTGCGGTGTCGCCAAACGAACCGATTGAACCGCCCGCGCTTGTGGCACTTGCGCCGGTTCCCGTCGTTTCCCTCTGGCCGAACAATTCCATGTTGGTCGCGCTTGCACCGGATTGGACAATTGAATAGCAGTAGCCCGCGGGGGTGTAATATGTCCCGCTGATGATACTCGCCCCAACGTAGGCGTCGAGCAATGCTGTCTGGTGTACAAAGTGTGACCAGGTAGTAGAACCACTTGCAGCGCCACTCACACAACACTGTAGCGTTTTGCTCCAATGCCGATGCACCGCGATAGAGGTAAAGGCTTTTGAGTTGACGGCAAAACCGGACGGTATCAGCATGTATTTTGTGCCATCGCCCGTAAAGCCTGTGCCGTCAAAAACTACCGCGTCAAACGTGCCGCCCATGTCCTTGACAACCCGCACCGGGCGCGCCGTGCTTGATTGTGTAGCGTGTAGCTCGTTGCCACTTAGGTCATCCCACACGCCAACCGGATTACCGTGTCCCGCGGGCGTTGTGCGCCCTGCGTCCTGCCATAATCCGGTATCGGCACGGTAGCGCACTACCAGATCCGCGATTGTCGGGAATGGCAATTCGCGCCCCTTGCCTAAAAATCTGCTGCCCTGACTGCTCAATAGTGGCATTTGATGCCTCAAACGTTAGACTGATTATGCGGCGCTGTTCGCCTACGCCGTATCCCGTGCGGTTGTGGAGGCCAGTCCCGGTCGCGCCTCCAACGATAAGAGCTATTATTTCCGGGACTATCCGAATACGATCGTGCGTATGTTCGTGCGCAGCCGGAACGACGTGCGGTACATCGGCACGAGCCACGCCCACGCCATCACGCCGGCGCCCAGTTCCAACGACGCCAACAGCGGTATCAGCACGGTGCGTGGCACGATTTCGAGCGACTTGAGGCTGGCGCTTAGCCCCAACAGCCACAGCGTCAGCAGCGCCAAACCTGCAATCGCAATCGGCACATGCACGACTTCGACCGTGCGCCCGCGGGCCAGGAACAGCATGTAGGCCGCCGTTACTGCCCACACAATCAACAATAGATGCGCGCCCAAACGGACATACGTCCAATCCATACTAGCCCCCAAAGTAGCGCAGAAACAGCGCCAGAATCACCACCATAATCACCGAGTACGCGAGTAGATGCCATCCTGTAATCTCGATGCGTCCGCTTTGAGGACTAAGCACCCGCTTGATGTACTGAAACTCTCCCAGCTCGTCGCGGGTGTCCGACAGCCATTTCTGGACGGCAGAGTCCAACTTACCCGAATACGCCTGGTCGTTTGCCTGCCTCGTTATCTCATACAACGTATGCTCCAGATAGGATATACGTGTGTCCAGCCACGGGAACTCGGTGCGCTTTTCAACCACATTGACCTATAGTTCACTCTCACCGGTGCGCATGCGGGCGATGTCCTCACGCAAGTGCTGCACCTCTTCGGTCAGCGCCATGACTGCGGTTTGCAGGTCGGCGATTGCGGCGTGCGTTTTCTGGTCAGCCGTGCGCAAGTCGATGCTCTTCAGGTTCTTCAGCGGCGGCCAGGTGTAATCGTCGCCGTCAACAGCAACGCCGAAATCAGGGTTGTACTGCGTGCCGTTGCCCCACTCGTTTTGTTCAGGCATCTTCAACCTCATCCTGTCCGTAATCACTGGCGCCGGCGCATGCAGCCCACAGCACAACCGCCGAGGCCAGCGACAGCAGACCCACCACGAAGACTATCAATGGAATCATTGCGCACCACCCGCCACGGCCGGCGCCACCATGCCGGCCAGCGCCCCGACGGCGACGGAGCCCAACACGATGACCGATTCTGGAATGGAACGCGAGAAAAACGAGAGGATGATGCCGCCGACAACCACACACAACCCGATGGCGGCCAGCGCCACGACCACGATGCGGTAGAGGCTGATTGCCTCTTTGCGTTTGATAATCTCTTGCGGCATCTGCGCCGGCTGCGGTTGTTCGTCCATATCCCCCCCAGAAACGAAAAGCGCACTCTCGATTGAGAGTGCGCCCGGTTGTCGGATACGCTATACAGTTGTCGGTGCGGCTTACTGGTCCGCCAGGCTGATGACCTCGGGCGGCATTTCTATCCAGGCTTTGCGTCTATCCTTGTCAATATGGATGACGATCTTCTGGCCTTGCGGTGATGGGGTGGCGAATAGCTGAACGAGTTTCTTGGTCAACTCCCGTGCTATCAGCTCAATTAGTGGATTACTTTGCCCCATGCCCACCTACATCTAGTGTATTCCTTGCCGCCCCTTAAGTAAGTGTATCACTGCACATACCCATAATCAACGCTCTACAGCCCCCAGTTATCCGCCGGCGACGCCAGCTTCTGCGCTTTCGCAAGGTCGACTTCGGCCAAACGCGCATAGCGGCGCACCATTTCCAGGCTGCTGTGGCCAAGCAGGTCCTGCAGCGCGAGGATGTGGCCGCCGTTGCGCAAGAAGTTGACGGCGAACGTATGGCGGAATCGATGCGGCCCAGCTCCGGCCACACCGCACCGCGCCCCCGCCCTAGTAATCATCAGCCTGACCGAATCCTTGTTCATCCGCTTGCCCTCGCGTGTGGCGAACAGAGGTGCGCCGGCCGGCACGGCGCCCCGCTCGGTGAGGTAGCGCCAGAGGCCCCGCTGCGCCGACTGGCCGAGGTAGACCACCCGCGGCTTGTCGCCCTTGCCGTGGCGGACGCTGAGCCGCCCCTGCTTGCGCTCGTAGTCGGACATTTTAAGCGCACACAATTCGCTGACCCTGAGTCCAGTGTCGAGCAGCGCCAACATGATCGCCTGGTCCCTGAGTTTCGTCTGCCTGGTCCCGGGTACGTGCCGATCGGTTGCCGGGCTGTATGCGTTCATCTGTTCGCACGCCTTGAGCAGGCTGCGCACCTCGTCCTCGGTGTAGGCCGAAGGTGGCGGCGACTTGGCTGATGGTTTCTCGACCCCATCCTGGACGACATGGCGCACGCCCAGCTCGTCATGCGCCCACGTCCAGAAACTGCTTAATGCAATCCAGGCGTTCAGCACTGTCTTAGCTGACAACTCCAGATCGTCAGTCAGGTGCGTGAGAAAAGCGTTGATATGCTTGGCGGTGATTTTCTCGACGTCAGCGTTGCGCACCCACTGGCCGAAGCGGCGAAACGTGACGGTGTAATCCGAGATCGTGTGCTCAGACAAGTTGCGGCTTTTGGACAGCCAATAGCCGTCCAGTGCGTCGTTCCAGCGCATGAAATGCCTCCCAGGGCATCAAATGCCAACCATGCGTACTATGGTCAGCGGCAATGGAGTGGAAATACTAGCCGTGCGTACTATCCAACCGTGCTTACTATCCTACCCTCCAATCGTACCGATGATAATTATTTTGGCCCTTATAAAGCCGGAAGCCGTTTCCCCTACCAGATGGGAAACGGCTTCCGACGATAACTATGTGTGGGCGAGAAGGGACTCGAACCCGTGACCTCACGGATGTGAACCGTCAGTCCCGGAACCCTCACCATAGCTATCACGGATGGCCGTTTACACCTATCCGTGAGAACTGGATATACACCTAACCGGGCGAACTATCCTGCGTGCGTAGCGTGCGCATGCGCCCGCAATAGTCGCCATCCGCCCGAAGATAATCTTGATAGGGGAATCAACCGGATATGTCAGCCGTGCGGCCTATCCTATCGACGGTCTAAATCTGCCCGCGAATAACACCGATTATCAACGGAACGAACGTTTTCACGCCGATTTCGTGGGGGTGGACAAAACCCGCGCGGCTCGAATTCTTATGCTATACTGATTCAAACCAACACTACTTGCAGGAGACCCTATGCCTACCGAACCCACAGTTGAAGACCGCCTGGCCGAGCTGGAAGCCCGCATTGCGACACTAGAAAATCAAGGGGCGCTCAACGATCTTGCTCGTCTTGCCTACCAACTTGGTGACTGGCTGCGCGAGCAAGCTGCCCCCAAGACAACCCTGACCCTTGGCGGACCGGACCTGACACTTAAGGTATCAGCCCCAGTTGAATGGCAGAAAACAACATAACGTGCCCGCAATGGGTGCAGCTCGTTACCACCACAGGGAAGGTGGACCCCAAATCTATCCTGTTTTCTTCGGGCATAATACTTGGAAAGGTATAGAGCTGAGGGCTGATATTCATCATTACCTGCCGCTTACACATCGGGCATGTCGGTGAATTCCCCAGTTTGGCCTGCAACACACGCGCAACCCTGTTGCCGAACTCTTCATTTACTTGCTGTGCCATTTGAAGACTCTCCTTTAGATTCGCTGCGTAAGCCCCTGCCCCCTGCTATTCAATCACCTGCCAGCTTTCCCCATTCCACTCTAGCCACACTCTGTCATCAAATCGACTGCGGCCTAATGCCGTCAGCCATGCACGCACCCTATCCAATAATCCTTGGGGGAACATTGCTACCTTGCTCCTCTTCCTCAATCTGCCGCATCATCCGCAGCAGTTGCACAGCTCGTCGCTGTTCGCGCGGAGGGAGAGCGGAGAGGGCATCGATGGCATCCTGCAACAAGCGTCGCTGTTCCTTGTTATCTACTTCTACGGTCAATGACTCGCCGGCCAACTCCTGCTCCACCTGGTGCGAATTCTCACCAAGCGCATTCTCAGATAGACCAAGCAAATATGGGACTGTCACACCCAACTCAGACGCCAGACCATCAATGATGTCGATGCCAACATTCTTGGCACGTCCTGCCTCAATGTTGGCGATATAGGCGCGGCTAACACCAACCTTTTCCGCTAGGTATTCCTGGGTAAAGCCCAGCTCCTTCCGCGCCCACAGAACGTTTCTGGCAAGTTTTTTTGAATCGAGCATGGTTCAATAGTAACCCTCAGAAACGCCGCCAGTTCTTGAAGGTGACAAATGCCATCTACCGAAACTTCCCTATTGACATTTGTACTACAATCGCTTATGATGTTTTTCAGGATGACAATTGCACATTTCAGTTACATGGAGCCGCTATGAGCGACGAAAAACTAACCGAAGTCCTTCCCATGACCCGTGTCCCCAGCAGCCTGCGATCCCGCTTGGAACGAATCGTTGCGGCCAGCGTGTCACCACGAGCCTCAGACCATATTCGCTTTGCCACTGAGCGCTACGTTGAGAGCGAAGAGCGCCGGCTAGGGCTGTCTCCGTTCGTTTCATCCACAGACGTCGAGCAGCCGGTAAACGCCTAACGAGGTGGTGAAACGGTTTCACCACCTGCCTGCTGCGCCGTGCGTGACGATGCCGTCGCATCATCGGGGGTGACGGCGGCGTGGCAGTCGAGGGAGGCGCCCGGTCTAATCAGGAGCCATGCGCAGTCTCGCAGACTGACGCCTCGGGGGGTGGCTCCTGATTAGACCGGGGCAGCGAAACAGGGGAGCTTCGCTGCGCTCAACCTTCCTCTCGCTAAAGGGTACCGGTAGGCAACCTCGACGTAGCCGAGCCGGTACCCGGAGAGAAACGAAACGATGACGACCAAGACGAAGACTCGACTGCACACCATAGCCACCAGCATGCGCAACACGCTCGAAGCGACTGACGCCTCGTGGCTGCACCGCCGGCTGGATAACGGCTTAGAGGTTGTATTGCAGCGCAAGGTCGAGCCAACCGGTGCAGTGCTGTGGCGCCTGGCGCTTGGTCGCACGACGGCCCCCAGTGCCGACGAAATCGAAGAATGCCGCGATGCGTTCGCCGTGCCGGTGGCTGCCGAAGTTGAGAAGTCATCGAAGCCGCGCACGAATCCGAAGACAAATCACACCGCCACCTGGCACATTGCCGAGGCGAGCTGGTACGAAGCGCAGTAAGTGACGAGGGCTGGGAGTCCCTCTGAATATGACCGCCATAACCAAAGCCGAAGTTGAAGTCATGCCCAACGAAATAATTCTGGCCCCGCGTCCAGTCGCGCCGCGGTGGATGACGCCAGATGCCGATCCCGATCCTTCGGCGCCGTTCGGCGGCTTGTACGCCACGATGTATGGCAGTCACGAGCGTGCCATGTGGCAAGGCGCGTGGGAAGAGGCCATGGAGCGGTGGTTGGCGTCTGGCCGCCGGCGCAGTGAGCACACCCGGCGCACCTACCGCACCGCCGTCATGCAGTGGCGCAAGTATGTTCTGGAGCAGCACAACGTGCAGCACCTTTGGCAGGTGACCACGTATCACGTTCAGCAGTGGATTGACTACATGACCCGTGATGGCAAGTCGAAACGCACGGTTGGCGCCCGGTTGGCTGCATGCAGCTCGTTCTACGACTATTGCATCGGCACGTTCAACATCCTGAATGGCCGTGAATTCTGCCTGTTCGTCGATGCGCACGGCAATACCCGCCAGAATCCATTCCTGGCCAAGAACATCGCCCGGCCCAAAGTCGAGCAGTTCAGCGACGTGGTACAGGTTCCGGCCGAAGCGTATCGGTGGATCATCGCCGACCTGACCGAACGCAACACGCGCCGGCCATGTCTGGAGAATATGCGCAACCTGGCGCTGATGCTGGCTTTCGGCTTTAACGGGTGGCGCAACGAAGAGGTCATCAGCATGACCTGGGGCAAGGTCAGCGAGAACAATCAACAGCACGGCCAGTACACCTATCGGTGGACGGGCAAAGCCCGCGACGGCGCCGAAGAGAAGCGCCCGTTGCCGGCCATGGTCTACAACGCCATTGTGGCCTATCTGCGTGAGGACGGCCGCTGGAATCCCGGCTGCCCGAACCATATCGAGGATGGCGACTACATCTGGCGCCCGGTGCGCACGCAGGGTTGTGCGAACTTTAGCAATGTGGACCGGGTTGGCGACAACCGCCACATCACGCAGTCCACCTGCAACGGCATCCTCCAGATGCTGCTGCGCCGCTACTACGAACAGGTTGCGCGCCGCACCGGGTTGGAGCGGGACGCCGCCCGTGAGTATGCCGACAAAAAAGCCCGCGGCTACAGCATCCACAGCCTGCGCCATATGTTCGCCTGGGAACTCTACGAGGCCAGCGGGCACAACATTCACATGGTGTCCTCAAAGCTTGGTCACAAGTCTATCGCCACGACGCAGGTCTATCTCCAGCACCTGAAAGAGCCTGTAGACGATCACTCGGAACTGCTTGCCCGCCAGCTTGGCCTAGTGCTGTAGGCCAAGCCGACAGACGTAGCGCGGGCACGAGATACACACCCGCGAATAAGACTACTTATCAATGGAGTTGTCAATCAATGGACGCCGAATCAACTCAGTATTTTCAGACGACATCTAACCTGATTCACGTCCTCTTCTTGCTGCTCATCGTCGGGATCGGCTACGCCTGGCTGGTGCGCAAATTGCGCCAACGCAATCCTGACCATGGGTACACCGCATTCTTGGTGGTGGCGGGCAACCTGATTGTCGCCACCGGGTTCGCTTTTGTGGCCGGCGTGCAGATGGCCGTGGTGTTGGTGGTGTGCATGGGCGCTGCCGGCGTGCCCATGATTGTCGAGTACGTTGACGACCACCTGCGGAACGAAGAAAAAAAAGGAGGGTTGGACATCTGATGGGCTATAGGCCGCAGGTCAACAACCGCAAGCACAAGAGTCTGGTAGGCGACGCCCTAGCGCTGGCAGAGATCACCAGCGGCAAGCTCTCCAAACTGCGTGAGGCGGCGAAGAACGACGCAACGAAGGCCCACATCCAAGGCATTGAAAACGACATGCTGAAATTGCAGGTGATCCTGCATCAGGTTCTGGAGCTCATCCACGAGGCGCAAGCCCACGATGATGCGGAGTAGGTAACGGAAAAGAGGAACCCCGGCGCTGGGACGCCGGGGTTGTTCGGGCGGCTGGAACCGCACATAACCACAAGTAAGGATACCACGATGACTCAAGGGATTTCAACCACCATAGACGTCGAGAAGTACACCTCGGTTTGCCTACAAGTGCTCGAAGTCGCGAAGGCTGGCCGAGAAGAGATGCAGCGCAAAGAAGCAGAAAAGAAGCGCCGGCAGGAAGCGGAAGCGAACGCATGGCAGGCACAAGTAGATGAAGCATGGGCACCGCGCGTCGCCGCCGCCAAGGGCGTGCTGCCCGAGTGGATGCACGATTACCTGCGCTGGGATAACTCCTGCATGCCGTCCGACTGGCTGACGCTCGACCTGCCTGAATGCCTACCGATTGCGATACAGCCAGATCTCTTGCCTGGGCGCATCTTTCGCAACAATTCATTGTTCGTTGTGCCTAAGGTGTTTTCGTGGCGAGATGAAGACGGCGAGTGGCAAGTCTGCACTGATGTCGAGTACGGCACGAGCAGCGATTACCCCACACTCGAGATTGCCGTCGCCTATGCCCACGAGCGGTACGGGCAGTATCTCGAAGTGAGCGACAGAGCCGAACAGCGCAACGCCGAAGCGCATGCCGCTGCCGAAGCCGCCAAGGCCGCGCCCACGCCGGCCGCCGCACCCGCCACCGTCGAAATCCCCATGGACCCCGCCGCCAATGTGCTGGCCGCCATTGCCGAACTGAACCTTGACCTCGACACCATCTTCGAGCGCGGACTGCTGTACGGGTTCATCACCCTGGCCGCCGAGCTGCGTGCCGTGCGCACTGCTGTCGAGGATATTGCCGCCGTGATGGTCGCCAACGACCCCAAGAATCAGGAGACCCAACTGTGAAACAGCAGATTATGGACCGCTATCTAGGTCCCGTTGTGCGCCGTGCCAGCCTAAGCCTGCACCAGGAAACGGTTGTCGAATTCGCCTTCGACCTGGCGCTGACCGACATGGAAAACGCCTGCATGGCCACGAGCGCAATTGAGGCCAACGCCGGCGCCAAGGCGATGGCTGACGTGCATGCGCTCGATGCCCGCATCCAGGAACAGGACGGCGAACTGCTACGCCTGACCACGATTGAGGACCGGCTGACGCAGTGGCTGTCCAGCCGTGGCGTGATGCTGAATCAGTTCGACAACGACCTGGTTGCGGCCGTCATCGGCACGTCGGGTAACGAGGCGCTGTTGAGCAAGCTGCACGAGGCGCAGAACTCCGTCGCCTACCTGACCGACGAGCGCAACCGGCTCAAGCGGCAGATGGCGGACCTGGAGAACACCATCGAGGCCGTGCGTGATGCCGACCAGGTGCGGCTTAGCGGCACGATAGCGGGCGTCAACGGCACGCTGACGATTCAGAATAGCGACGTGGTTGCGCACCCCAACGGCCACAACGGCAGCACGGTCGCCGTTGCCAAGCCGATGCGCATCGACTACGCCGGCACGAATGAGCAGCTGCGTGAGGACGTCTTCAACGCCATGCGCCTGTTCCACAAGGCAAATGGCCGTGCGCCGTCGCATAACGACTGGAAGAGCATCGGCCCATCGGCCAAGCTGCCCAGCGCCAACACCATCGAGAATCGCCTCGGCATGCGCTGGACGGCCATCGCCACAGCCGCAGGGTTGGAGCCAAACGCCAAATTCAACGCACGCAGTGAGGGCAAGGCGGACAATGCCGAGGCTACATTTCCACTTCGCACCAATTGAGGACCCAAGCACGATCGTGGACCCGCCGATGCGCGGGATGGGGCTGACCGGTATCAAGTGGCCCGCCCCGCGGCGCATCAGCCACCGGCAGCCGAACCACGAGCCAGAAGACGGCCCGGTGATTGGCGTGGAAGGTGACACGAAATGGCGGGTCACGGTGGCAGGAGTTGACGAGGTGACGTGCCTGGATTGCGGCGAAACGTATCCAAAGCGCTGGCGGGGATGTCCTCGGTGCAACGAGGACTCCAACAACAATCAGATGCGAGTGACGAAGACAGTACCAACCCTATCGTACCTTCGCCCGGGCGAGTACGAAATCAAGTGAGGTCAATCATGGACGACGATAACGGTCTGAGCAGTTTCGGTGACTTTATGTTGTGGGTCGGGATTATCGGGCTCGTCGGATTTGTCCTGGTTTGCATGATGGCAGGAGGCAACTGATGCGCATCTACAACCGCAATGGTCGCAGCCATGCCCACTACACGCTGCGTGTGCTCCGCAACCAGTTCAGCATGGAAGACTGGTGGTCGCTGATGTTGGGGCTGTCGGCACTGGCCATCGTCATCCTGCTGCCGGTTGCCCGGTGATAAGTGGCGTTATCCGGGGAACTATGAACAGCGAATTCACAGCCATTCTAGTCGCAGGACTCTCAAGCGCATTGACCACCACCATTGTCGTGTTCGTGGTCGAGCGCCGGCGCCTGATGTCGCAGCTTGAAGACGCCCGGCTGGCCCGCATCGAGGCGGAAGAGAAGGCGGCATACGCGCAGTATGCCAAGGCGAAGGCCGAGGAAGCATGTCTTGAGGCCCAGGACGCCGCCCTCGATGCGCAGCAGAAGTATCTGGCACTGATGGAGCGCTACCGCTACAACGTCGTGCAGTGCATCCAGGCTGGGCTACAGGCGATCGTGATGAAGCGCAGCAACGATTGACAGCCAGTGGCCGCCGTCACGCCGGGAAGATACTCCTTGCTGTTGCGGACACGGTAAAGGCGCACCAGGTTCCCGGCTCTCTGGTGCGAAGGCCAACGAACAATGCCCGGGTCGTCATATGGCGACCCGGGCCACACAAACGAACAAGGAAACGAACTATGAAAAGCGCCTTGAAATCAGCTAACGGAAAACAAGCAACGATCCATGTCGTGCAAAAGGGTGTCAAGTTCAACGTCTACGACGCCCAAAGCCGCTACCGTGCTGGATTCGATACTAAGGAGTTAGCGGACGCATATGCGGCCCAGCTCGTCGGCGGCCCAGCGCCCCGCCAGGACAATACCCGCCCTTTTCAATCAACGGAGAACTGACTGTGGCCGACCGTAAACCAACACCCGACATATTCGCAACCGCACCGGTGGACGTCCTCGGCGACGTGCTCAGTGCCAAGCCGACAGCGCCGAAGCCTACTATGATCGCAACGGCGAACATTAGCACGAGCGGTGGCACACAGATGCGTGCAGGGCTCGACCAGGACACCGTAGCTGACTACAGTGAGAAGTTTGCCGAGGCTGGCGGATGGGGCGCATTCCCCCCAGTTGTCGTGTTCTTCGATGGTTCTGATTACTGGCTGGCGGATGGCTTCCACCGCATCGAAGGGTATCGCCGTGCAGTTGCCTACCAGAAGATCCCAAATGGCGACGGCTTCACCCCTATCCCCTGCGACGTTCGCACGGGCACGCGGCGTGATGCCATTCTGTTTGCCGCTAGTGCAAACTCCAACCACGGCTTGCGCCGCACGAATGCCGACAAGCGCCGCTCAGTTGATGTGTTGCTCCGTGACCCAGAGTGGTCGCAATGGAGTGACCGCGAAATCGCACGGGTTTGCGAGGTGTCAGATCGTTTTGTAAACACGATGCGACACGAAATGACTGCGAACGGTTCGCAGTCACCAACCATACGCATCGGCGGTGATGGTCGTGTCTACAACACCGCCAACATCGGCACGGCCCCCAAACAAGGCCATCACGTTGCAGCCACGCCCGCAGCGCAACCCGGCAAAGCGGCCTACTGGGCGCCACAACCATCAGATGTCGACTACGAAAACGAGACTGTTGTCATCAGCGACGCCGCCGGCTCACGCCAGAAAAGCGCTGAACTAGCCAAGTGCACGGTCTGTCACCGCCCTCTCTCCGATCCGGCCAGTGCGGTGGCCGGCGTCGGTCCCTGTTGCGCAGCCAAGCGCGCTGCAGCTGCTGCCGGTGGCGGCGACACGACCGAGGACGACGACGATACGGAGCGCAACGAGGACGGCAAGCCGTTGTGGCAGTGGTCAGAAGATGAGTGTGCGGCCTATGAGCAGAAGCTGACGCAATCCAGGACCGCACCACAACAGGTGACGATCATCAACGGTGACAGCCAACAGTTGACGCAGTACGCGACCGGCCCCTTTGAACTGGTGGTCACGTCGCCGCCCTACAACGTCGGCATCGAATACGACCAACACGACGACAACCAGGTTGACTATCTGCCGATGCTCGCTGCCGTCTGGCGCGAGTGCTACCAGGTGATGAGCGATGGCGCCCGCATCGCCGTTGTCGTGCCTTTCGGCGTTGGCCGTTCGCCCTATGTGCCGTTTGATTCCCAAATTATCCAAACCCTAGTCGAGGCTGGATTCACAATTCGCGGGCGCATCATTTGGGATAAGAACACGACCGGCAACCGCACCAGCTGGGGCAGCTTCCGCCTACCGTCCAGCCCAGCCCTACGGGATACCACCGAATGTATCATCGTGGCCCACAAAGGCGCTGACACGCTGGAGATTCCCGCCGAAGCCAAGCAGCGCGACGAGAAGGGCACGTACACGCCATGGCTGGCCGATTCCGATTACTTCATGGAACTGGCGCAAGACCACTGGATTGTCGCCCCTGAGAGCGCCCAGCGCATCGGCCACCCTGCCCCCTTCCCTGCTGAACTCGTAACGCGCCTGGTGCATTTCTACGCCTACCCTGGCGCGCATTTGTTGGACCCGTTCGCCGGCAGCGGCACGGTTGGAGTGGTCGCCAAGCGCCTCGGCTGCACGGCGACCCTTGTCGAGAAGAGCGCCAACTATTGCGAGTTGGCAAAGGAACGCATCAGCCATGAAGACTGACAACGTGACGACTGACTTTCAGCGGCTTGCCTCGGAGCAAGGCCGCGAGTTTAGGGACCTGTGCATCAAGGCGCTGACCCGCGCGGGCTTTGCCGAGTTGCACACTGAACAGACGTTCAGCGACGTGGGCATCACCCTGGACATCATCGCCAACAACACCGCGGGTGTCGCCCTAGCCATCGAATGCAAGGGATCCATGATGGGCAGCCGGCCGGGCTGCAAGCGCACTGATACCGTGCTCAAGGCGATCGGGGAAGCATATCTACTGAGCGTGTCAGACGCTCGAGCGCACTTCCCGCCGATGCTACTGATGACGTCGCACGTAGCGGACACTGGCGCGGCGCGGGCCATGCTGGGCGGTGTAAGCACAGACGTCATCAGCGATGTGCTCAACCCGTACAACCATTCGCGCCAACTGGCGTGGTGGGCCACTGCGACCGAACAGCAGATCCGCACCCGGTTGAGCGCCATGGCGACGGTCGAGGAGGTGCTGCGTGCAAATCGATGGTAACCCGCAGCTGGGACTCTTCGACCCGATCGTCAGCGTCAATGCCCACGGGCTGACCCTGGAGCAGCGCTTCCATGCGTTCCACCAGGCCAACCCGCAGGTTTACTGCCGTCTGCGTGACCTGGCGGTGGGAGCGGTGCGGCGTGGCCGGCGCTTCGGCATCAAGGCACTCTTCGAGATTTTACGCTGGCAGTATGCGATGCAGACCGACGACCCGACGAGCGACTACAAGCTCAACAACAGCTACACGAGCTTCTACGCCCGGCTGCTGATGGAGCGGGAGCCCGAGTTGGATGGCTATTTCGAGACACGGACGCAGACCTGGCAGACGAACTGACTGCCATGGTTCAAGTGATAAGTAGGCTTATCTCCAGAACCATGAAAAAGCCAAAGAAGGTGACTTGTCGAGCGATTTACTTCAACTACTTTTGGCGCCTGCCATCTGGCCGCCAGGTCCCATGTTGTTGGCTGATGCTCCGGCCAGTGATTCGCCTCACTGCTGCCGGGTACGAAGTCAAACGCCCAAAGCGGTGGGCGCTCTATGAGTGACAAAGTAACGGTGAACCTGGCCAACGGCGGTCAGGCAAAAGGATACTCAATCGGATAGGTGGTTATGGCACGCGGACGATTAGTAGCGACTTCGATTGCGACAGACAAGCGGCTGAATAGTCTCAGCCTAGAATCGGAATGGTTGTTCCTGAAGACTATCCCCCACCTTGACAGGGATGGACTCATACTGGGCGACGCCTGTCTCTTGGTGGCGCGCGTGTGCCCACGGCGGCCGGAGGCGCTTGCGATGGCAGATGCGCTGATTGCTGAATGGTTGGGCGCCGGCCTGGTGCTCAGCTACGAATGCGAGGACGGCCGCGTGCTATTTTTTCCCGGCTTCGCCAAGAACCAGGATCTGCGCTACGACCGTGAGCGTGCGTCTGAGTTGCCGCCCCCCCCTGGCTGGGAGCGCACCGAAGACGGCCTGGTGCTCATTGAAACGACGAGCGGAACGCCGGCGGCAGAACCTGCCACAGGTGACAATCAGCAGAATCCGGAGTTAGTCCGGAGTAACGCCGGAGTAGCGCCGGAGGAAATCCCCTATTATATTTATAATTATAAAGAAGATCTCTCTCTCGCGCCCGCGTGCGAGGCTCCGCCTGAACCACAGCCAGAAACGCCACGTCCCGCGCACCGCCCCCCACCTATCCAAGCCAAGGAGTCGAATCCTGTAGGCACACCGCCGGGACGGTCGCTTCATTTCAAATCAGAATTCATGCCCAAAGGTTCGTGGAAGGGCAAGTCGATCCCAGCTGGGACGGGTCAAAATGCCGTCCAGGTTTACTACGAACGTTTTCCGGTTGCGGAAGATACGCTCCTGTCCGAACCACAGCAGGATGACCTCGTGAAGACATGCACCGATCTGAACAGGCTGCGTGAGGTCGTGACTGCCTACGAGCGCCGCAACTACCCGAACAGGCGCAACGTCCAACTGATTTTGGACTGGTATCGGGACGGTATTCCACAGCATAAGCCGGTTGGCGACCGGCCATCCAGACAGGCGCTGCGTGAGTACAACGCCAATCTGCCATTGTCGATACGCAAGGGCAAACATATTCGCATCCCCGAGGCTGCACTGTGACCACCAACACGAACACGGAAACCCCGCTGTGTAATCTGCCGGCTGAAATGGCCGTGCTTGGCAGCGTGATGATTGACCCAGCGCTTATCGACGAACTGGCGTTTTTGCAACCCGCTGACTTTTGGGACAGCCGTCACCAGGTTCTCTTCGGCGCCATGCGCGCGGTATGGGCCGACGGGGAACCGATCGACATCATTTCAGTCGGTGACAAAGTGCCAGAGCTGCGCCTGTACACGCTTGACCTCGTTTCGGCCACGCCGACCAGCGCCAACGGCGTCTACTACGGGCGTCAGGTGCAGCGTTACGCCATGGTGCGCAACTATGTGGCGATGGCTCAGCAGCTGGTGACCAAAGCCTATGATGGCGAGTCGCCAGATGCTATCTACATGTGGTTGGTCGAGGCGCTGCGCCAGATGCGCAACATGCCGGGTGGCAACCGTGCCTGGTTGGAATGGGAGCAGTCATTTGCGCTCTACCAGGAGATTTTGAAGGAGCGCCAGGATGGGTCAGCGGCTGCCGCTAATGACTGGACGTGGCCGTGGTCAACGTGGAACCGACTAATCGACCCGCCTGAACCTGGCATGCTGGCAGTTGTCAGCGCCGGCGACGGCCAGGGCAAGACCATCTATGCCGAATGCATCGCTGAACACTGGGCAAGGCACGGCAAGCATGTGGTCTTTGTCCACTTCGAGCTGAACCGCAAGATCATGCTTGACCGCCGCATGTGCCGTCACTCCAACCTGGAGCGGCGCGTGCTGCTCAGTCCGCTGGATGGGAAGTTGCAGGATGCCGTTGATCGTGCCAACGAACGCATGAACAATTGGTCCGGCAACATCGACTATCTGCATTGCCCCGGCTGGACGATGGAGCAGGTGTGCGCAGAACTGCGCATGCGCATCAATGACGGCCGCTGTGACGCCTTCGTTATCGACTATCTGGAGAAGGCGAGGCCCAGCCAGAAGCAGGTTAAGACGTTCGGCAACAACCGCTACGCACACGAAGCCGACAACATTGAGCAGTTGAAGGACCTGTCTGAGGAAACGGAAACGCGGTCGGTCATCCTGGAGCAATTCAGCAAGGCGGGCAAGCAGACCAGCTTCGAGGGATTGGACCGCACTGGCATTCGTGGCGCCGGCGAAAAAACCGAACGCGCCAACATCGTGATCCTGCTGATGCGCGAGAAGGTTGACGACGGTGAGTTTGGGCCGCACGGCGAAACCATTGTCGAGCCAGGCGGCTACAGCCGTGAGGTGAAGGTGCGCATCGACAAGAATACCATGGGCAGAACTGGTGATTTTGACCAGTATTTGAAAGCGGAAACGTTCAACGTATTTGACCAGGAGATGAGCGAAAGATGATCGGCTACAAGAAAGCTGACCTCAAGGATCTCAGTCGGGATCGGCTGATTGATCTGGTAGTCGGGCTCCAGGAGCAGGTTCGCCGCAAAGACGAAATGATCCGCAAGCTAAAAGAGCAGACGAAGAAGGGCAAGCAATGAGCCAACGCAACAATCGGGCAGCTGCTGCCGGCAGCAATTCGGGCGCCGCCACCGTGCCATTCTTCATCGCAGCATGCGCCAAGTGTGGCCAAGTGATTCTGTGTGGCCCACAGTGCCCACGCTGCTGCGCCGGCCAGCCCGCTCGGCGACAACGCCGGCGAGTGCGGAGGATGGCACGATGATCAATCTCCTGCTGACTGGGCTGTGCGCGGCGGTTTTGGTGGTGCTGTTCGTCTTCGGCTGGGCGGCGATCGTAATCGGGGCGAGATACGACGAACACAACTGGCACTAGAGGCGTGTCACCTGCCCGGTGATAAGGGCAATTATTACCGGAACATAACCGGAGGTGGTGAAACGGTTTCACCACCTCGACCGATGGGACTGGAGCTGGGAAATGGGTCTCACTTTGACAAAGCGGCAACCAAGACACCGGTTTATTCCAATCAGGCTGACGGCGCAGGTGCTGTGCGAGTGCGGCAGGCCGGCCACGCATCAGGTTTGGTTTACGCAGATCAATTCTGGCGGAAAGATAGTTTTGGGGATGCTGCCCGTCTGCGAGGATTGCTGCAAGCTGATGTTGGAAACAGACCCCGGCGTCGTGGAGATCCGCTGATGTTGGAAAATTGCCCCTCCACGTGGGTTGAATTCACTGGAACAGGCGTGCTAACCTTGAATTACACGTCCCGCCAGGACCTAAGCAGCACGTTTCCATTTGCCGACAAAGGTTCGGCCCCAATCCTGCAAGCGGACGTGCTGCATGTCTCTGGCGGGACACGGATTGGGGTCGAACCTTTGTCGTTTGCGTAGGCTGTGGCGGGACACCATCACATCAAAGGACATTGAAATGACTTTCAAGGAATACCAAGAAGAAGCACGGAAGACCAGACAGCCAAACGCCGGGATGGCCTACTTTGCCGCCAAGCTGCCGTGTGAGGCCGCCGAAGTGGCCGAACCAATCGTCAAGAATCAGTTCCACGGCAAGCCGCTCGACCGGAAGGCGGTAGGCAAAGAATTGGGCGATCTGATGTGGTACATGTCGCAGATTGCCGACGAACTTGGTTTCACGTTGGAAGAGATTGCCGAAGAGAATATCGCCAAGCTGCGGGAGCGCCATGGCGAAATGTATCGACCGGAGTTCTATCGAGGTTAGAAAAAGGACGGTGCGCCCGGCTGTCTAGAGCCTGACGCACCTAAGCAACGGCGAGTTAAGCGCCGCGCACCAGTAACTATACTGTACGCGACCAGACCCGCCGAAATGGCGGGTTTTCGTTTTCAGGAAATGGAGGTGCGACGTGTGGATTAATCGACTTGTGATGGTGACGTTGTTGGTGCTGCTGCTGTGGGCCATGTACATCACCGGGCGAATGCTGGGCATCGAGGCGCAATCGATGGCTGTCGGCATGCTGTATGGCGCGCTGGCCGGCATGCCTGCGACGCTGTTGGTGCTGGTGACTGCCAGGCGCAGTGCCCCCGCACCCGTGGTCGTCGAGGATGAACCATGGCGCCACGAGGACGAGGACGATGCGCCCTATGAAACATTCCCGGAGCCCTTGACGGTCGAGCAGATGTTGCGCGACGAGGAAGAGCTGATGGATGTGCCCGAACTGCCCAGCGTCATGCTGTGGCGCATGCGGGAAACCCAGGCAGATGCCCGTCGACGCGGGTGGGAATGCGCAGACGTTGACGCATGGCTCGAGCGCAACGCGGCCAAAATCGAAGCGGATTGCAAGGCGCGATTCGAGGCGGCACGGTGAAACGGCACGAGCAGACTGCCGGACTCGGCAACCTTGACGACCTGATTGCGGACGCGCAGGCGCGCACGCAGCGCCCGCGGGTTGTGCCGCGGGAGGCGCTGGGCCAGTTGATGCAGAATGCGTTCGGCGGCATCGGACTCGGCGCGGCTGTCGGTGCGCTGATGTTCTATGTTGGCGCCGCTTACCCGCTCGAAACTGGCGCCGTCGTTGCGGTGGCGGCCGGCGGCACGGTGATGTTCGTGCGCTCGTTTGCCGATGAGGCGCTGGACATCCGCAAACTGCGCGCCATCCAGGCAACCGCCAAGCGGGCCATTGAGGACAGCCGCAAGCGACTGATTGTAGCGTGTGACGAGCTGGATGCGCTGGAGGATGAACTAGCCGAACGCGATGCGACGATTGCGCGACTACTGCGCGACCACGAACTCACGCAGTTGGAGTTGGCACGGTTGAAGGAACAATTACAGCCAAAATCATGGACGCCGGCAGCAGACCCCGATGCGGGCGTCAAGGCTGACGCAATGGAAATACTTACCCACTACTTCCAAAGTGGTGGAACGTGGTACAGCCGCGACAAGGCGAAGGGTGCAGGGTGGTCAGCGGCGCGTCACGCCAATGCACAGAAGATGTTGGTGCAAGCTGGCGTCATGTGGATTAACGTCAAACAGCCGCAGATGATTGCTAAGTCGTTAATCGAAGCGACCGACATGCTGTTGACCTACATACGCAAGATGGCAGCGGCAGGTGTTACGCCAAGGCAGGAGGACACAGACGATGATAACGAGTGATGGCACGAAGAAATGCACCAAGTGTAAGCAGGTTAAATCTGTATCGGATTTCACGAAAGACGCTAGTCGGCGCGATGGCGTTTCTTATACCTGTAGGCAGTGCGCTAGTGGTCGGGTGCGCGCAGCGAATGCCGAGTACCAGAAGGAATACTGGACAAAGAATCGGGATGCCTTGCTTGCAAAGCAACGGGAAAGATACGCCAACCGCACCGAGGAAGATAGGCTAGAGCGCAATAGGCGGGCTGTGCAATACAAGGCACGCCACCACGATGAAGTAATCCAGCGGACGCGCGAATACAACGCACGTGCGAGCGCGACGCGGATCGCCTACGTGGAACGTTACCGAGAAGCCGATCCTAATCGCTATGCCGCCGCTATAGCCGTCAAGGATGCCATTAGGTCCAGGCAACTGCCGCCGGCAAAGGAGTGCGTTTGTGCCGATTGTGGCGGACAAGCACAGCACTATCACCACGAAAGCTATGCGCCAGAACATCGGCTAGATGTGGTTCCACTGTGCGCGTCCTGCCATAAGAAACGGCACGCAAAGCCCCCTACCGGGCTTTAGTTTTAGTTCGACAACTAAACTAACCAGGAGGTCAGACTAAGATATGACATACATCTCAGCGGGGAATAGCACAGTGAAGAAAACTTCCGACTGGCTGCCAACCATCCACCGCATCACCGCTTACCTGGCCGTCACGTCCGCCCTGCTGTTTGTGGATGCGGCGTTGGAAGCGTTCTTCGGCGTGTTCAGTGGCTTCACGCTGCTGTTTGGCCCCTACCCTGCCATGACGTTCGCCGCCCTGCTGTCGTTCGGGCTGGCAGCGTATTTTGTCTTTGCCTGGCGCATGCCAACGTGGCGGCCAGCGCCGGCAACCATGGCGATGGCCAGCGAAACGCCCCGCCCCGAGGCCAAACAATGGAAGGTGCGCACGACGCCGCACGCCCCTGGCAAGCGCGGCACGGCCAGTCGTAGAGTCATGGACATGGAACTATGAGCGACGAACAATACACCCAGTATGCGGTCCCCGGCGCTCAGCTGCGCTATCGTGTGGCGCAACTCAACGCCGCGGGCATCCCGTTCGATGTCGCCGGCCAGCAAGGCGGCGTCTACATCATCATCGTGCCGGCGCCGTATGCCACCGGCTTGGAACATCTGCCCCAGCCGCACCGCAGCCGCAAGCCGTGGTGGGTGCCGTCCCGCAAAACCATCGTCACACTGGCAATGGTAGCCGTGGCCGGGTTTGGCGTCTACATGCTGTTATCGGGCGGTGTCCGCATCAACGGCGTCGAGCTGCCAACCGTGAAGCTGCCTGAGTTGCCGCCTGTCAGCAACCCGCTTGCGGGCGTCAATGCGAGCCTCGATGCTACTGCAGCCAGCGTCAACCACGCCGCCGATGCCGCCAAGAATGCGGCCATTACGTTTGTCTGGATAGTCGGCGGCTTGATTGCACTTGTCGGTCTGTGGGCGCTACGTGGGCCGCTTGGGATGCTTGGCAAGGGCTTGGGTGACGTTGCGGGTGCGTTGGGAAAGGCGGTGAAGCGTGGATAGTCGAGGCTGTGGCGGCTTTGGTATCATGGTGATGGCCCTGTTGGTCGTCATGGTGTTCATGTCGGCCATGATTCTGGCCAGCGTGGGCATTGCGCCAGTCGTGGATTCTGGCGGGCTGTCGTGGGACAGTAGCGCATATGTCGCACATGACGCCAACCGCACGGCGCGTTATGTAGTCGAGCAACAGGAGCAGACGGAGCGCGACCGCCACGCCAACGAATCGCTGCGCACTATCGTCATTGTCGGTGCGCTGGCCGGCGTCCTGGTAGTGGCGATCGTGCAGTACAACCGCACCCGGCGGCAGCAGCAGGCGACGCAGTTGAAATTACAGATGTATCTGGCGTATCTTGGTGTGAATGGCAGGGTCGGCAAACTCAACGGCCAGCTGGGCGTCTACGACCACGACCACGGCGAATTCGTGCCGGCCGGCGTGGCGCTACTCGAAATGCGGGAGAATCGGTAGATGGCAATTGCGGGCAGTGCGCTCAACAGCGCCGTGGCGTATCTCAAGCCAGACGGACATCTATATATAGGGATGTTCGTGATGCGTGGCGCCGACATCGTTGAGCAGGATGTCGAGCGGGCAGTCGAGCGCATACGGGCTGGTGAGCGGGTTGTCGTGTGGGTGCATGGGAACAACGTTGATACGCTGCGCAAGGCGTTTGCTGCCGGCGTATCGTCCTGATGATGAGTGCAGTTATCTGCGGGTAGGTGAGGCGAACACATGAAGGTTATCGAAGGCGGTTTACGCCCTGGAGAGCAACCGAAAGATAGGCCCGGCACGGAGCCATGGATCCTACCGTCGTTTACTCTTACCTTGGCGGCTGATGGTCAGATCGTGATGACAGTCGCCAAACGCCCTTTATTCGGCGACCCATCCACATCAAAGCGGCATGAGTTTCAGTTGATGCCAGGGGAAAAACTATCGCGGGTGGTGACTTACAAGAACGCAGAGTACACGGTTACAATCGAGCGCAAGCCAAGCGACACGATCAATCTAACGCAAGCCAAACGGGCGAAGAAGGTGCAGCCGTGAGAACAATCACCGCGATAAACCTACGCCACATCACGGAACAGTATTACTCGGTGCCATTGACCCCGCCCAACGCCGTGAAGATGGCTCAAGCGACGTTCGAGGAGTTTCCAATTTGGCGCGCGGCAACAGAGGCGGCAGGGTTAAGCGATCTGGTTTATGTCGAGTTTGACGAGTGTTTGCCACTCGGATTTGTGGCCGTTGGTTGGCGCGACAATGGATTCATGGTCGATAAAGTGCTGGATCTGCGTCCACCGTCCGAATGATAACCAACACTATCTGCGGGTAGATATTCAAGGAGATTTGAAGGTGGTAGACACTACATCAACGATTGAAGAAGTGCGGTTTGACCTACGCGACGAACAGATCACCCATGTCTATGTGTTGGTGCGTGCCGACGGCGATGCGCCGATTGGCGTGCAAGGCTGGCATTACAAAGCCTTCCCGTCGCGCATTCCTGTAGCGGAGATAGTGAGTCGTGAGAACTTCAACGATTACATTCTGTGGCCGCTGAAAGCGCCAGAGGTGCGACGGTGAAGAATCCGTTTAGAAAGCGCCCCAATTTAGAAGAGGATGGCTACGAAGATCATGGTGGCTATATCCAGCTTCGAGTCCCACCGGGTAGACCACCAGTGCCGGCCAGTCTGCGTGATAGGCCGCCAGTGCCGACCGATGCAATCCTAACCCTATGGCTGTGGTGCGCAGCGGCGAATTGCATCGAACATGAGGCGATGGCTGCTGTCAGCGCATGGTTGGATGTGCAGCCGGAGATAGCAAATATCAAGCTGGATATTGATGGGGATGAGGTACAGCCGTGAACAAAAACTGGATAGCGAACTATACCGGACACGATCGCCCCAAAGGCGGCGCAGTTGCCTATATGTACACCAGCCACGATGCGCCAGTTGAGGCAGATGAGTACGAGCGAGTAAACCTGGACCGCGAGAAACTAATGCAGGAGGCTGTGAGCCTGCATGGCGAAATAGTTGGTTTGCGTTACTACATCGCAGAGTTGGAAAAGCTTGCTTCGCCAGAGGAGCTTCAGGAGGCATCGAAGCGCGCGTTATCGAAGCAGTTTGATGTGACCGTTACGTATGACAGGGAGATTGCCCCGACAAGGCCGGAGGATATGCCTAAGCCAAAAGTGCCGCCACCCACGCCAAGTAAGCCGCAGAACTCCCGCGGATAACAGTGGTTATCGACGCGACCGTTTCCCGGGAAACAAAACGCCCACCATCCGCCAGGTGGGCGTTTTTGTGTACGTTGAACGCACCCACTGTCATTATCCCACGTTTCCCGGGAAACGCTTACTCTGTTGGCGGTTCAGGTGCCGGCGGTTCAGGTGCCGGCGGCACGAATCCCACCTCGATGCTGGTGATCTGCCAGTCCTCCGGCACACCCAGCAAATCCCGCGCCGTGCTCACGATGGCGTCGATCTGCGCCTGGAGCGTGCGCTGCGCATTGATCAGATTCTGGAGTGTGCCCTGCGTCTTAGGCGGTAGAGGAATCACGCGTGGTCGTTTGTCTGCCATGGCTATTTCCTTGCGGCCATCTGGGCCGGGGTTAGGGTTTTGGGACGTTGGGAAATGACGACGATCGGCACTGGGCCGGGCGTTGTCTCTTTGGGGTCATCACTTAGGAGGATGGGCGTCTCCGCCCACTCTTGCAGCCCACGGAACAGGCGTTGCAGCGCCGCCCATTCTGCGGCCGTCAGCGCGCCTTGCTCGAGCGGCACGCCGCCCTTTTCCGTCGCCGCCAGAATCTGATCGACGCCGTTCGCCTGCCAGACGCGCTGCACGGTGGTCAGGCTGTCGTACATCTTCTGCACAGCAGGCAGGATTTCGCGGACGTGATTCTCTAATTCGACGAACAAAGGCAGTGGATCGCCAGGCGTTGTGCCGGCGTCGCGTTGCGCTTTCTCTTCGAGTGCCGTTCGTACTTCGTTGATGATCAGTCGGTAGTCCATATGCCTCCTAGTGATTTATGGTGCAGCGTTCACACGCGACCAGGTGACGGTGCCGAGTGTGGCGCTGTTGAGATTCAGCACGACCCAATACATGGTGCCTGATTTATTGTAGCCGATGACCAGCTTGTCATTGCGCATGTAGATGTTGCATTGCGTACCATCGGATGGGTTCGTGGACGGTGTGGATGATTGCTCATTTAGGTATGCGACCGGCAGCGTCACATAGCCTGTAAACGTCGCACCGGACAGGGCCGCATACGCTGCATGCGTGTGGCCGTCCGCTGAAAAATAGGACGTGTCATGTCCATCCAGGTAGTCAGCATCCAGGCCGCTGCCGCTGCCATCGTTGCCGGCGTGCCAGATTGTACTGGAACCAACCTTCGGCGTGCCAGAGAACGCCGGCGATGCCAACGGTGCGTAGTTGGCAATCGTGAGATTGCCGGCGTGGTAGACGGTGTTTCCGTTGAACGCCAGACTGGAGGCACCCAGGATCAGAGAGCTAACGTATGCGCCGGCCGCATTGAGCGTTTCAAAGTACATTTCCGCCGGGTCAACACCCACCTGTTTGACCTGTAGGTGCAGTCGAGTAATGTCTAGGCCAGTGTTGAAACGGAACACACCAAGCCGCCCGTACAGCGTCGTCTTACTGGCAGGCGTGCCGTACCACTCCAACGCCGTCCCCTGCTGCCACAATGTTGTCCCGCCCGCCAATTTCACGCCGTCAGCGTCCAACATGGCCTTGCCCGCACCGGCAAGGATACGCCCGCTAGTATCCAGAACTACTTGGTCAACGCCTGCAAGCTGCCCGACAATCTCCGTGGTGTCGATGTTCCACCCGTTCAATGTGCTGTCTTTGACGCCCGAACCGCCGGCAGTGATGTTGACGCTAGTCGCCGTTACCTTCCCCGCATTCGTCACCTGGAACGGCGCGCTGGCTATATCCGCAAACGGTTCGCCCGCCCAAAACACAACGCCGGTGCTGCTGGTGCGCGAGGCGATGCCTGCGCCAGTGTGCGTCGTTCCGCTGCCAATCTCCAAGCGCGCCGTGCCCGCGCCGCCTGAGATCAGCTTGATTGCCCCGCTTGCGCTGTTGATGGTATTGGCGTCGATTGTGCCAATGTTCCATTTGGCAATCGTGCCGCTGGTGGCGGTAATTTGCCCCGTCACCGCCAACGTCGAACCATCCCAGGATAACTTTGTGTTGCCGCTCGCGTCCTTGAACCAGACATTGGTTCCCGCCTGGTCAATGTTGACGCGTTGCGTTCCGCCGCTCCACAGCGTCAGCGGGATGTTGTTGAGTTGCGCACCGGCTGTCGAAATCTTGAACCATTGACCCGCCGTCGTGAAATTGTCTTTGCTTGCCGCAATGCCATATTCGCCGGTAAAGCCTACGCCGTCCAACCGCCCCATTTCGGTGAGCACCGTGTAGTTGGCGGGCGTGTAGGGGTTTGTTGTCCATTTCCCGACTTGGATATATGGCGACGTGGCAGTAACCGCATCGGACAAAATGTACCCCGCCCCCGATGCGCCAAAGTTGACGCAAAGCGCACCGGTGGCAAACGCCAACCCCGACGTGCTGCCGCTGCGCAGGTAGAATTGCCAGCGCTGCTCAGTGTCGCTGAGTGCCGTGTAGGTATTAACCTGGCCCCATATCGTCGTGAGCACAATCCCGCTAGACATATCGAGGTAGCGCAACATCACCCAATCGTTAGCCGTGAATAGTGCGCCGGTGATGTGGGGCGAGTTCTCGAAATAGATCAACGCTGAATCACCTATGACGGTTGGTGCGGTGAAAGGGCGAGACAGCACGCCATAGGATTTGGTGATGTACTCTTGCCCGCGGTCCACACGGGTTTCGTCGGCGACGAAGGTGCGCGCACGCAACTCGTCAAACTCGCCGCTCCCGGCTTCGACGCCAAATTGCCCCGCGATCGACGTTGGCCCGATGCGGTAGCCTGCAATCAGGATTGTCCTGAGATAGCTATCACTGCGCAGCGACGACGCATCGGATGTGATGGTGTCAAGTCCACCAGGCGACAGGTACAAATCATCAGCCGGGGCCAGCGTCAGGTCGCCCGATGCCGTGTCGATGCGTGGCGTCTGGAGTTTGGTTGTCGCATAGGCCGTAGCCGTGCGCAGCGCCACGGTGGCGCGTGCCGTGCCGGTCACGTCCAGTTCGTAACTTGGCGATGCATCACCGATGCCCAGCCGCCCGGATTCCGTAAAGCGGGCAATCTCAACGTAATACGTGCCACCAACATCGACCTTGCTGTCGTTCGCGGCGAACACAATCGCGCCATCGCCCAGGGTATGCGTGGCGTCGGCAACCAGGTACAGATTGCTATTGGCCGCTACCAATCCATTGGTGCCGAACTGGATGTCGGGCTTGGTCGCAACATTGTCGGTCGAATTCAGCGTGATTGCCGATGTGCCCAGTTTGACCGTCGCCAACTGCACTGTGCCATCGCCGTCAGTGGCCAGGATGGCCGCCGCTGCGCCTGGATTGCTGCTGCTAGACAACACAACCTGCGTGGTGTTCGTGCTCAGTCCAAGGCCGCTCACGCCGACAACGAATGTACCACTAGCAAACGACAACCCGTTACCGGCCATGCTCGATAGCGCCGTCCATGCCGGGGCGAATGGCGTGGCGCCGGTCATTGGCACCTGGTAGCGCGCTGTGCCGTTGGCGAGGCTGATTTGCTGCCCGCTTACGGTGATGAGCGTGCCGGCAGTGGCGGTATCATGGTGAGCGTTGGCATTGCCGGTGTGCGCACTGAAGGTGCTTTGCGTCACCGCCCAGGGCGCTTGCGACTCGGCCAACGTGCCGCTGTGCTTCGATAGGTCGGCAAGGCCATGCAGCGGCACACCGCTAAGTGTTGCGCCGCCAGCATTACCGCCACCGCCCACGATGGCGCGGATTTCGTCAACGACGTAAGGCTGTAGCTGCCGGTATTGCTCGCTGATCTTCATCCTTGCGAACTCCCCAGATCGTATGGGTCGGGTGCACCCTTTGGCGTTAACTGCCAATCGCCCGATTCGGTGCTAAATGTCGCCTGGTCGCATAGGAAACCAGACATATCCGCTGTCCATCCGCTTGCCATCAGAATATCGATTTGCACCCACCGCCCGTGCGGCAAGACGCCCTTTGGCAGCAGCGCACCGTCGGCGTAGGTGATGCTCCCGTCATCGCGCCAGATGAGGTCGAGCAAGGTTGGCAGGGGCTCCACGTCCACAATCAGATTGCCGCCCGTATCGACGACCGCCTGCAAGCGTCTGCCGGTGGATGCGCCTTGCTCGAGCAGGTCCTGGATCTCCTGCCATGCGGAGGATTTGCCATCCCGTTTGCGCCGCGTCAGCAAGCCCGAAGCCGTGACAATCGAACACCCGGTGACGAAGGTTGTCGCCGCGGCGTTCACGATGGCCGCAATCTTGGCGGTCGATTCGATGACGCCCCAGACCTGGAACGGGATGTCCGAAGCAGTTGGGCAGACGACCCACGCAGAACCGTTGTACAGCTTTGCTTGCCCACTTGTGTACCCTGCTTCGGTGTCAGCGCTGATGTAGTAATAGTCGCCCGTACTCAGCCCGCCTGCATAGTCGATGACGATCCAGTAGGTGGTCGAGTTGCTGAGTGTCACCGGGCTGGACAACGTGCATGTCACCCACCCGGCATCATACGGCACGTCAGCCGCAGCAATGGTCCCCGAGGCAAGCTGTGTGCCGGGATTGCCGCCAGAATTAGAGTATAACCCGACCGTCACGCCACTGGCCGGCGTATTCTTCTTGCCGATGGACACGACAATCTCACCTGCATTCCATGGGCCGTCGCTGATGGTGAACGACTGAGCGACCTTTGCCGCCATCGCCCGCACGGTCACGCTTGATCCGCTAGGAATTTCGTGCGTGAGCGCCGTATCAACTTCGACGCTCTGCGCCAGGTCGAGCCGCACCGTAGGCCCGGCGCTGTCGCTCACGATCGGCGACGCCCCGAATGACGTCGTTATCTCCAGGTGGCTAGCGGTCACTACGTCGCCAATCAGGTAGTAGCCATCATTGTTAGGGCTGCCCGTCACCTTCAAGCCCTCGTAGGTGCGGGCGAAGCCAAGGCCACTGCCGCTGTCGTTGATGTCATTCCCGGGACTGAACGAGATGGTGTCAGCCGAGTAGGTGTTGTTGCCGCCCTGGTTGGCGCTTTTGACCATGGCCGATATGTTGTTCGACGCCGATCCGCTGATGCGAATGTAGTCGCCGTCTTGCAAGTCACCCAACCATCCGGTGAAGTCGAGGACACGGTTTTTCCCATCGCCTACGAAGCCGAAGCGCTGGGATCCGGTCATCCCCCATCCAAGCAGGATGCGACCGTTGTTATCTTCGTGCGCCACGTAGCCGGTCGCATCCTCGTAGTAGCGCCATTCCAACGACCGGAAGCGCCCGTAGCAGTAGAGCGTTGCCCCTTCTTCGTCGCTACGCCCGACCGCCATCGTGGGGATGGGTTTCTTTTGGGCGGCAAGCACGTTGGCGCGCAATGATTCTGCCGACGCCTGCGATACCTCGCCACCGGCAGAGTGGAGTAGTTCTTTGCGTCCAAACTCATTGATGCTGTCGGCATCGACCAGCCAGTCGGTCATGGCCGTGTCTGACCCGCCATCGGGCGAACTGAACGAGTACAACACGCGCACTGCGTTGTAAAGCCGCTCAACGCCAAGCGTGACCGTAGCGCCACCGATGCGCAGCTCCACTTCGTTGATGAAGCCGTCCCACAGCACGCGCCCACCATCATCGACAATCTGTACTTTATACAGCAGCCAGTTCTTGGCGTCGCGCAGCGCATTGCGCGGCCCATTGACGTTGATGGTTGCCATGTCGAAGCCGCCCAGGGCGACACCGCCAAAGTCCTGCACATCAAACGTCAGGCCGGCAGGCGGGGCGTAGCCGACATTGCTGCGCGCTGTCAAGGCAACATTGAAGCTCATCCGATCGTCACCCTCCGCGGGCGGTAGTACGCCTTGATCGTCATCGTCTGCGTGAAGTACAGCCGCTGCAGCGTGTTCGGCCACACCAGGACCGGACCTGCCCGGCGCACCACGTAGGGCAGTTCCGCACCGCTCGATAGCACGTAGGCCCGGTCTTCGATCGGATCATCGACCAACGTCGCATTGTTCGCCATCGTTGCGATCATTTGCAGCTTGCGGAAGCCGGTCGTCGGGAACAGCGCCCAGTAGTCGGTCAGGACTGATTGGCTCGCGCCAGTGCGCCAGCGCATCGCCAGGCGCAGCGCGCCATAGGCGGTCGAGTAGCCGCCCGGTGGAAGCGACATCACGCCCAGGTCGTAGAGCGTTTTGACCACTGACGATGGCGTTTCGTCGCTGGTTCGGATCGAATAGGTGCCCGACGCGTCGTAAATCTGTGGCTGGACATAGCAGCCGCTGAAGTTATTGCCGGTGCGCATGAGGATGTGAAAATCCTGCCCGGCGCATTTAGCGAGCAGCGAACCAGACAATGCCGCCTGGATGTACCAAGTGTTGCTGCCGGTTGTCGTGACTACCGATCCGCCGCTGCACGTTGAGTCGGAGCCTGCTGAACCGTACCCAGCGTAGATAGTTGACTCACCCTCCATAATGTGGGGGAAATTTGCCGGGTCGCTGAATGCATTGGTCGCAGCGAACAACTCGAAAATCCACAGCGAACCGCCCGTGGTGTTGGTCAGTTCCAGCCGCACCGGTGCGGGCACGTCGCCGGCCACATCGTTGGCGGCCACCTGCACGTAGTTGTCGCGCTTGTTCGGGCTGGTGCCGGTCGAATCCCCGCAGTTGTAAATCTTGAGCCCCGCCGTGTTGTTCGACCCGTTGCCGTTTGTAAGTGGAATCTGCGTCAGCGCGCCTTCCCAGAATGGATCACGCTCGATGATGAGCGTTGCCTCCATTTTGGCATTACCCCAAATGGCGAGACTGTTTTCTTTTAACTCCAACCGGGCATCATAAATGCGGCTGCGCCACACGGCCGTGTCGCTGTCCAGTTGCGCGGTAATGCGGACGATCGGCCCAATGTTGTTGTAACGCCGTCGGCGTGATTGCTCTAGCAGCCGCTCCAGCGTGGCCGTCGCTGCTTGCATCAATGCCGGCGTTGCCGCATACAGCATGATGCTGATGGACTCAGTGACGTTTGTTGCCTTTCCACCCTCGTTTGTTGGTGGCGCCATCGGATAATTGACCAACATGCAGTTGGTCGTGGTCAGCGAAAATGTGGTGCTACCGTCGGTGATCGTAAATGCGTGTGCCATCCATGCGCCCTATTCGATTAACTCATGCGTCGTCGAATCTTCTGCAAAAGGCGGTTGACGACCGCCTCTTCATCCAGTGCACTTGCGACGGTGACCTGAACCACCTGCGCCCCGCCGCCCATCTGCCTGCTTTCCGCTGCTGTCAGGACGCCGGCCCCCTGCGGCAGGTAAATCATTTCGTCCTTATGCACCTGCGTCCACCCGCCATAGTAGTTGGCGGCCCCCACCGCCTTGCCGGGCGGCGTCGTTGTGCCCCCCGGCGGTGTGCCTGTCGGCGGCGTGGTCCCTGTCGGCGGGACTGGCGGCAGTTGCCCCATGCGTGTCACGTAGCCCGAATAGATGCCATCGGCCAGGGTGATGCCCGCTGCGTTGGTGACCGCCGTGCCCGCTTCCGTGCCCATCGCCGTGACGAGCGCCCCACCCATGTTTGTGACGGCCGTGATGTTGGTCGTGGGATCCGTAAAGCCGGTCGAGAGGTGGAGCATCATCGTCTGCCCAGTCGAAGACATGATCTCCATCGGGATTGCCCCGAATGCGCCCTGGATGGCTTGCCCAAGCGCAGCCGCTTGCGTCGCCTCGTTCGTGTTGTCGAGGCCGAAGAACCCCAGCAGGTTGGCCGAACCACGTGCCTCTTTCTGCTGCTGTTCCATGTCGGCCTGCACCGCGCCCTGGTTGATAAGTTGCAGGTTTGCCGGGTTGGCAAAGAACGACTTGTCAGCCCAGGCTTGCTTGACCAGTTCCAGAATCAGTTCGTTCGGCAGGTTGGGGTCGAGGCCGGCGCGCTTGGCGGCGTCCTTGATGTCGATATTGGCACCCCATTCCTTGCCGTTCAGCACCTCATCGCTCAACTGCCGGATATAGTCATCGGCGTAGCTGACCTTCATGCCGGCTTTGGCTTTTTGCATGTCGAGGTCAGTGACCTGTGACAGCCCGTTCAGCCCTGGAACGCCGCTGAGTGCGTTCTTGAATACCTCGCTGACCTTCTTGGCGCTGACCTCAAACGCTTTCGTGGTGGAGTCGGCTGCCTGCTGCATGGCTTGCGTGCCGCGCTTCGTGAAGTCGACCCAGCCGGTTTCGCCTAGCGTTTTTGGTCCGTAGGTTGGACCTCCCTTACTGCCGGCGCCGAACAGTCTGAGTCCAAAGTTAATAGCGTCACGAAACATCTTTTCTACATCACCCGGCCCAAACGAGCCATCTGCGTAGCCGGGAATCCCGAACAGCTTGCGTGTGTCTGGATTACTGACGACATGCCCGCCATTGTTGCCAAAGAACGCCAACTCCGGGCCAGACTCGCCAACCATCGCCCAACCGCGGATGGGGCCACCAAGCGCACGGTTGGTAGTTCCAAGCGTTGGGCTTGTGTACTGGCCGGCGTTGTTCGTTCCATAGCCGTAATTGAATGGAAGGTAAGATTGCGACACACCAGGTACTTGGCGTGTCGCCTCAAAGAGGTCGGTTTGTGCGGTAATCTGGATTGGCTTAGCTGAAAAGAAGTTCTGAACCGCCGTCCAAAGGCCAGTAAATGATGAATTATCCCAACTGCCTAAGACCATCACTGGCTCTTTGAATTTGTTGTCAAGGTCTTGGCGCAGCTTATCGGTGGCTCCACTCTCCCAAGTTGGGGAAAACTTGAAGAACTGCGACCATTCATCTGCAACGCCCTGCGCCTTCGATTTCCACGTACCATACCAACTGTCAAAGGCGCCAGCTATCGGGTCAGCCTTGCCGACCGTATCTTTTACTCCTGTCCCCCATGTGTCGACTTGCTGTTTTGCCACGACAAAATTAGGCATCACATCGACCGACAGTCCGGTTGTGGGATCCCAATGAATTGTTGTGTAATCGCCAAACCACCCCTTCAAATCCATGGCGATAGGGTTACCCTTGACGTCGAAGGCAAACTGGCCGCTGCCGATGTCGTAGGTGAATCCTTTGCCCGAAACCGGATTCAGTTCGATGTCTACCTTCTTGCCGCCACCCGCCGAAAACAGCGCAGTCAATGCAGTCATCCATGCCGGCGTCTGCGCATCAAGCAATGGCTGAATGGCGGTGCTTACGTCCTGCGCGCCCTTGACCACGATCGCCAAGCCACCACCAATCGTCTGCGTCAATGTCGTGCCGGCAAGCGACACGAGTTGCTTGAACTCGGGCGAACTAAGCGCGCCGGTGAGTTTCGCCATGTAGGGTTGCGCGCCCTGGAACGCCGGCGCAAAGAAGTCTCGCAGCGTGTTATTCTTGATTTCCTCGAATGACGAGAGGATGCCGCTGAATGAATTGGCTTGCGCTTTGGCCGCGCCGCCGTAGAATTTTTCGACGGAGGCCAGGATGGCGTTTAGCGCTGCATCCGCATCGACCTTGCCCTTACTGATGTCATCGGCTATCTGCTTGGGCGTCTTGCCAAACGCTTCGGCCAGGATCTGCGTCGCATTGAGGCCGGCTTCGCCCAGCTGCTGCAAAGTCTCGCCGGTGATTTTGCCGGTGGTCTTCACCTTGCCCATTGCGCTGACGAGCTGAACCATCTTGTCCGACTCGGCGCCGGTCGCAGATGCGTAGTCAAGCAGGTCCTTGGTGACCCGCTGCGCCTCCTGCGATAAGAAGCCCATACCCATCGCCAACTTAAATGTGTTGGCAATGTCGGTCGACTCAAACGGAGATTCGATGGCGAGTTTCTCGACCCACCCCTGCAACTCTTTCGCCTTGCCGGCGGTCTGGCTCATGGCTTGCGCCATGCTGTTCGCTTGCCCGGTCTGCAACGCCTCTTTGGCGGCCAGCGAATTGAGCGACATGCCAAGCCGCTCATACTGGGCGTAGCTCTGCATGGCCGCGCCGCTGGCCGCCGCAAACGCACCCGGCAGCGAGCTCAGCATATTGAACAGGCCCATGCCGGCGCCCATCGCCATGCCGCTGCCGACGCTGCGCATGGCGTTAGCCATTCCAGCCTCAAGGCCCTTGAATGCGCCCTGAATCTTGCTGGCAGACTGCTCGATGCCTGACAGGCTGCGCTTGACGCTGGCAACCGCGGCTGCGGTCTTATCGACTGCGCTGATTTCAATCTTAACTTCGTCAGCCATTGCTCATCGTCCTGTCGTATGCTGCCTTCTCTGCCGACCAGTGCGCTTGTGCCCGGATGCGTTCAATTACCTCTTCCACCAGATCGGACGGTGCGCCCACCAGGTCGCCCCACGACCAATGCATCTCCCGCATGACGCCTATCAAATCCCCGTAGCGGCTGGGAGCGGATACGACGCCGCCACGCTGCATGATGCCTATGTCGTAGGCGCGCTCGATACTTTTTTTTCGTTATCAGTCAGCATGCAGAATTCAACCGCTTCGCTCCCCAGTTGGTTGACGATACTCATAGGCAACGCGTCGATGTTCTCAGGCGAGACACCGCGCCCCTCGAAGCCTGGTCCCGCCCATGCGCTGATGGCCAGTCGCAGCACGGCCGCCGCATAGCGGGTTGGCGCGGTTTCTGCCGGTTCCTCGTAGAGTGACCGATCGCCCCAAACCTTTTGCGCATCTGCAAACGTGAGCTTGCGCACCGTGACGCTGTTGCCGTCGCCTAAATCTATTATTTTCGTGGGAAGGTCCCAGAATGTTGGCATAGTCCCCCATGTGAAAAAGCGGCGCTGAGGCTCACACCCCGCGCCGCCTCATTGCGTGTTGCCACCGAAAATCACGGCACGGCTGACAGCGTGTTCTTCACGATACACGTCCAGAACAGCGCATCGGCAGAACTGTACACGCCATGGCCCTCGAGCGTGACGGTCGTGTTACCATTGCTGTTGGTGTAGCTGCCGACGCGGTCGTACTTGCCTGCCCACTGGAGCGTGAATTGCTGGCTGGCCGTGGGACCATCCGCAACCAAAGAGAACAGCCGCACGGCTTCCGCTTCTCGAATCGCCCGCTCCGCGGCCACCGTGCTTGCGCCGGTATCCTGCTCCAGTTCCAGCGTCAGGCTGTACGTGATTTCTGGTTTCGTGAACTTGTGCGACACGAAATACAGGTGACCATCGCCCACATTGATGGGCACCAGGCCAGTGCGCACGCGCATCGAGGCGCCCATCAGCACGCCCGTCTTCTGCGTCGTGCCGACCGTGCCCCCGGTAGCGTCAATGTACAGCTTGGTCATCGGCAGTTTGGCCGGCTCCATGTCGTTGCCGGTGGCCAGCGTGCTCAGGCTCGTAGCCGTGCCGGTGGATAGTTGCCGCCCCACCCAGTTGGCCGACATCTTCCACGCCTCGCCGGCCGCACCCTCGAAGGTGAACTCTTCGACGAAGCAGTATTCCATCTCGCGGTAGTCGGCCGTCGCAATGACGGGGACCGCTTCGATGGTGTACGTCTTGATGGTGTTCACCGTGTTGCCGGTCGGCAGGCTGTACGTGTAGATGTACGTGCCCGACGGCGTAGCCGTCTTGATGCCCGCTTCCAGGATATGGAGGACCTGGTTGAAGGTCAGCTCCGTCGCCGGCATCGACAGCCGTGCCATGTAGGCGCTCGTGTAGCTGCGCTCCGCAGTCACGAGCAGACCGATGTTCTCGTCCACCACCACCGTCGTGCGGGCGTCCTCCGGGTAGGCGAAGGGACCGCGCCAGATGGCGGTTGCGGCTACAGCCGTGCCGGCAGCACTCTCTCTGCCCAGCTGTAACTTATTGTGTGCCCACGCATTGTATGTTTGCGCCATGTTGCTCTCCTGTCACCTATCCCGCAGATAATGCCACTTATCGCCGGGCTTATTCCTGTGTTTTGACGGCCTTCGCCGTTGTCTTGACCGGCTCGTACAGCTTGACGCCGGTCAACTTCTCTTGTTCCTCGATGATGTCGGCGTATTGTTTCGCCTCGTCCGCCGTGAGGTCGCGGGCAGGCACGCCGTGGATGAAGTAGCCGCCCAGATAGCGCAGCGGCGTGGATGATTGCTCACTCATGTCTCGTTGACCTTTACCTGTACCTCGAACCTCACGCCATAATGAACTTCGCTGGCATACTGGAGTCCCGCCGCGGTGTAGTTGAACGGCCAGACGATGTGCAGGTCAGTGGCCGCCTTCAACTCGGCGAACATACGATCGGGCCATACCTTCGCCGCGTCCATCGCTTGCGGCAGCACCTGCCGGCTCTGGTGAATCTCGACAATCAGCGTGTGAAACGACCGCCCGCCTGACGCATTCGCCTCGTAGTTGCCCCGGTATGGATACACGATCGCACAC